AATAAATAGTAATGCCTAATGGGTTACTAACAATCTTGCTTACAAAGGAGAAAGCTTATGAATCAAACATTAACTTTATTTGATCACTTTAATACATTAACACCTTATGCTGTTGGCTTTGATCGTTTATTCGATCAGCTTGCGCATAGTTCAAGAGTAACTAAAACATATCCTCCATATGATATTATGAAGGACGATGAATATAATTTTAGAATTGAAATGGCACTTGCAGGTTTCAGTAAAAAAGATATTGAAGTTGAAGTTGCAGATAATGTATTAAAAATAAAATCTGTAAAAGAAAACGAACATGATACGAAAAACGTTTATAAAGGTATATCATATAGAAAGTTTACCCGTGAGTTTACAATTGCAGATGACATTGAAGTTAAAGACGCAAAGTTAGAGGATGGTCTTTTAACTATACTACTGGAAAGAATTATTCCAGAAGAAAAGAAACCCAAGTTAATTAAAATTAAATAGGAGGACATTATGGATCCAATTACATTTTCAGGCGTAGTTAGTTTTGGCATCAAAGCTGTACTAGCTATTGGTTTAGCAAAGGAAGTAATTACACCAACACTAGTCATGATATTCGGCGGCTAGTATGGATAAGTACCGTGAGACAGCTGAGAAGAGGCTGGGTAATGCAAAGTCATACGGTAAACATAAAATACATCCGGAAGAATTAGCGCGGCGTGCCCATGTTAAAGGGCACTTCGCATCTAAAGAACGAGATGAATTTTTTGATGAAGTATATGGCGAAGTCTTAATTGACTTATTTGTTGAGTGGTTAAAAACCGAACCACATGAAACTAAATCTCGAGAGTTCCTCTACTCTTCAGCTATGGCACTTGGTAGTGTCAAAGAAAGAATGATAAACTTCGAGACATATGGAAAAAATATTCCATACCTAAAGGAGGGCAATGATGACGAATCGAGAAATTGATTACGACAAATTATTACAGAATATTGATGAAATGATTAATACATTAGAATATGATTCAAGCAGAAGTGGTGGTAAAACTAAACTTAACTGTGATAAATTATATTATTTATATTCATTACAACAAAGATATAACTCACTATTAAAACCTAAAAAAGAGGTAACTAAGAAATGAGTGAACAAATAACCGAAGCAGAAGTAGCCTCTACCCCACCTGCGGATGACGCTATTGCAAAGGATGGTCGAACACAAGAACAATTGCTGGCTGACATTATTTCTAATTCGGACTTCGTACCGAAAGAAGAATCTCTACCCGAAGAGCAAGTACCTGAAGTAGACCCAGGCGAATCAGAAGAAATAGAAGACCCAAAAGAAACTGATGAACCTGTAAAAGAAGAAGTTGAAGAAGAAGCTGAGACTGAAGAAGTTGAAGAAGTGGTTGAGGATGCCGATGAAGAATCCGCTACCCAAGACACTACATTATTTACTCCTGAAGAATTAGACTTAGAAGCAAAAGTATCTATTAAGATCGATGGGCAAGATACTGAAGTTTCTTTTAATGACCTTATTAAAGGTTATTCTACTGAACAATCTCTATCTAAAAAGGGTCGTGAACTTGGTGACGCAAGGAAAGACTTTGAAAAAGAGTATCAAGATAAGTTAGCTGAAGTAAAAGAAATGTCAGATACTTCAATTGCTATCTTATATAAATCTGAACAAGAGCATGCTAAAGAGTTTCATGCTATTGAAGAAAAGATTGATAAAGCTCGAAGTGAAAATAACTCTTTTGATTTAGGAGAACTTAAAGATCAGAGAGAACAAATTCAAAAGAAATATTGGACAGCAAGAAGAGAGCGAGAAGGTTTACAAAAAACCGTTGCTGAAAAATCTAAGGAACAAATGCAAAAAGTATGGGATGAACAGTTAAAAGTATTTGACGAAACTATTCCAACTTTAATTCCTGGGTTTAATGAAACTATTGCTAAAGATATTCGTGAATTTGCAATCAAAGAAGGAATCGATGAAAAAGTATTAGATACTATTATCGATCCTAATATAGTTAAGTTTGTTAATGATTATAGAGTTTTAAAACAAGGATTGAATAAAGGTGCGGCTAAACGTAAAGTTACGCCAACTAAATCAGTTCCTGTTAAAAAGTCTAAACCTGTAAAGCAAAAGAAACAAGATGCTGCACAGGCTTTAAGACAAAGAGCTTTGAGTAAAGATGCAACTAAAGAAGATCAAGATGCATTTTTAAGAAGTTTAGCTGAGCGGTCACTATCTAATATTTAATCTTAGGAGAATTAAGATATGACTAATTTATTAGCTGTTCGCGCTACCGGAGGCCCAGGCGGTCCAACACGTGGCACAGGTGCTAATGTCTCGCAAAGAGAAGACCTAGCGAACTTTATAACAATGATTACTAGAGATGAGACTCCGTTCACATCAGACATTGGTAAATCATCCGCCACTGCTATTTATCATGAATGGCAAACAGATACACTTGAAGCTCCAGGCGATTCAAGAATCCCTGAAGGTCAAGACTTCTTAGCTCCAGCTTCTGGTGGTGCTTCTGCAACTCCTAGTGTTGGTAGTAAGTTTGCAGAGTCAGGTCCTCAGAGAACTAGACTAGGTAACTACACACAGATCAATGGTAAAACTATTGCTGTGTCAGGAACAAGACGTGCAGTTGACCAAGCAGGTGTTGCAGACGAATATGCATACCAGCTTAAGAAGCGTGGTACAGAACTACGAAGAGACGTTGAATTTGATATGATTCACGGCTATAATGTATCTGCCGCTATTAGTGCACAGAACGGTGACGCAAGATCAGCCGGTGGTTATCAATCATTTATTAACAGCACAGATACATGTACTTATGTAGGTGAGTTTACACAGCCAGCTACAGGTACAGGTTCAAAGCCTAATAATGACGGAACTGAAATTCCAAGAGCAACTATTGCTCCTTCAAGTTCTGCTGCTCCAGCAAGAGGAAGTTTAGCTCTTACTGATATTGATTCTGTTATGCAGAAGATTTATGAGCAAGGTGGTAAAGCTACAAAGATCATGGTATCACCAAAGATCCGAAGAGACTTCTCTGACCTTATGGTTAGTGATACAGGCGTAGTTAGAAACATTGATGCAGGTGGTCAGCTAAGACAATCTGTTGATGTGTATATGTCAGACTTCGGTGAGATTATGGTTATGCCTAACTATATTATGGGTCTATCTAACGTAATCGATAATATGCTTGGATCTAACCATGCTTCTACAAAGTTTACCTCATCAGGTAGACCAGACATGGCTAACTTCTCAGCATTGATTTATGATCCAATGTGGTTTGCTACAGCTTACTTAAGACCTCTACAAGAGGTTGACGTAGGTCAGCAGGGTGACTCAACCAAAGGTATGATGGTTGAAGAATGTACTCTTGAAGTACGTAACCCATTAGGTTGTGGAGCAATCTACGGACTTAACTAAAATACTATTAGGAGAGGCTTTAATTAGTCTCTCCTTTTTATTGGAGAATAAATATGCCTAAAGATAAAAAAGTATCAGCAGTAGGTATTGGTAAAAGTATCTATGATGATTGGAAATTAGGTGCTGAAACAATAACTAGTGATATATCAAGAACTGTTAAAAATATGATGAAAAAGAAAAAGAAAGAAAAGTCACCTTATAATAAATCTTCAAAGTATTATAAAGATGGTGGCATGGTTATAACAGGGAGAGACTAATGCCAGGAAAAAAGAAAGATAAGGGATTTGATGCTAATACAGTATTTGATATGAATAAGTTTCTTGCTTTAGATCCAGATAGAAAAAGAAAAGCTATTGAGTTTGCAGTAATGACTGGTAAAAAATTAAACAGACAAAATGCAGGCTGGGCAGGTTTTAAAAAAGGTGGTAAAGTTTCAAGCTATTATAAAGACGGTGGCTATGTTATTACAGGGAGAGATTAATGGTATTACCAGATTTTTATAAAGGTTATCATAAAGAAGGCGCAGCAATGCGTAAGACTAAAGTTAAAAGTACTAAAGGCGGTCAGAAACAAAAGCTTTCTAATGTACCTATGCCAAAAGCTAAACCTAAATTTAAAGGTAATACAGATGCTTTAGGTAATCGTACTAACTTAAAAACTAAAGCTAGCTATAAAGCAATGGGTGGTATGGCTAAATATTATAAAGATGGCGGCGAAGTAATGACAGGCAGAGAAGGTTTAACAGCTGCTCAGAAAACATTACCAGACTTTTTACAAAAGAAAATATTACAAGCTAAGAAAAAGAAGTAATGCCTTATAGTAAATATTCGGCTAAACAAAAAAGATTAGCTGCAGTGGCACCACCTCGTAAGAAAATAACTGCAGCTGATATAAATAAACTTGAGAGAAATAAAAATGGCAGATCCAAAAAAAGGAACCGGAAAAAAACCTAAAGGTTCTGGGAGGCGTCTTTACACAGATGAAAATCCTAAGGACACGGTTGGAATCAAATTCGCAACTCCATCTGACGCCAGAGCAACGGTTGCTAAGGTTAAAAGGATCAATAAACCGTATGCAAGAAAAATTCAAATCCTTACCGTTGGAGAACAGCGAGCTAAAGTAATGAAGAAAAATCAAGTGGCTAGTATATTTAAAAAAGGTAAAGAAGCCATACGTAAACAACATAAAAAATAGCGGAGGGAACTATGTACGTTATTAAAACAAATGCAGGAAATATATACCCAGTAGAAAAGTGTGTATACAGAATAGGCGCAGCTACAGGTGGAGGATATAAGTTAACACATTTAGATCTTATAAATGTAAGTAGTGCACCAGCACCAGCTTTACAAGCATCGCTTACAGCAGCAACAGCTGGAGATTTATTAGGTTACATTGGTAAGTCAGGTAGGTTTATAGCTATTACAGAACCGGCTACTTAATAGGAGAAGAGGATGGCAAAAGAAAACGAATTCACATTTGGTAGTGCTACAGTAAATCCAAAGCAAGGTATTAGAGCAGGCTTTGATTTATCTTCTGGAGATTGGGAAGCTAAGCAAGATATTACTCAATACTTAAATAATGCTAAGCTTGATAGAGATAAAGAGGCTTATTTCGGAAAACAAAATAAAAGTGGTTTTAGAAAGATGGCCACTATACCAGATATTGTAGCTATTAAAATCAATGAAGATCATGGAATAAATTTACACGATGGTACGTTTATGCGTGATAAAGATAAAATGAAAAAGCTAAAGTATATATTACAAACGGAATATAAACATTTGCTTGTAAATACTTAGGAGATAATTATGCCGACTTATGCAAACTTTACAGCATTAGTTAGAGATTGGTCTAACAAAGATTCATCTGTATTATCTGATACCAGGATTCAAGATTGTTTAAGATATGCTGCGGATAAGTGTTACAGAAATCTTAGAGTAGCGGCATTAGAAAATACTATAACATATAACTCTACAGCTTTAGAAGCTGCTACCACAGCGGCTAATACTTTTTTACCAAGTCAAACAGATTTAACTTTACCAACTGATTTAATAGAGTTTATACAAATAAGAGAAATTGATTCAGCTGGTAGAACATGTAGAGTGTTTAATGAAAAAACTGATTTAAGAACATTTAATGATTGGTCAGCACTTAAGACTAGTTATATAGGTTATTTTTCAAGACAAGGTAATACATTATTATTAGCACCAGGATTTGGTCAAGCAAATAGTTTAAGCACTGCAGATAAAATAGAATTACATTATTATAGAAGACTACCTGCATTAAATGCAACATATGACGTAACACCAGCTAACTATGCTGCAGGATTTTTAACACAAGATAATGCGGCGGCTGTAAGTCTTTTCTTTGTTAATGGAGATACCAATACAGCTTATGCTACTCAGGCAGAAGCTACAGAAGCTGCAGGTGGTAATCAAGGTAATACTAATAATGCTAAATATAAAGGTAATGAAGCAGCTAATTGGTTAAGAGATGAAAATGAAAGAGTATTATTAATGGGTGCACTTGCAGAAGTATTTTATTATTTGCAAGATGACGATCAAGGCGTTAAGTATAAAAAGTTATTTGATCAAGAAATATTTGAATTGAATGATGAAGATTCTAAACGTAATGCAGCAGGAGGAAATGTACAAGTAAACTTTAGCGGAAGAGGGTTAATCTAATGACAACACCAGCAGCACCAGATACAGTTAATTCAGTTGGAGCAACTGATGATGCCTCAAAAGGAGGATTGTTTAATCGTTTAAATAATACAACTCTTTCAACACTTGAACAAGCAATAGCAACTAAAGCTACTGATGCAGCAACCTCTGCTACTAATGCAAAGACTAGTGAAACTAATGCAGCAACTTCAGCAACTAATGCAGCAAATAGTGCAACTACTGCATCTACACAAGCTACTAATGCAGGTAATAGTGCAACAGCAGCAGCAACTTCAGCTACTAATGCGGCTAATACTTTAGATGCTTTTGATGATAGATATTTAGGAAATAAAACTAGTGATCCTACTGTTGATAATGATGGTAATGCATTACTAACAGGTGCATTGTATTTTAAAACTACTGATAATATAATGCGAGTTTACACTGGCTCATCATGGGTTACAGTTAAACCAACATCTTCAGATCAAACTGCAATTAATGCAGTAAACGCTAATGCTACTAATATTAATGCTGTAAATAGTAATTCAAGTAATATTAATGCAGTAGCAGGCAATGCTACCAATATTAATGCGGTAAATAGTAACTCTAGTAATATTAATGCTGTTGCAGGAAATGCTACAAATATTAACACAGTAGCAGGAGATACTTCAGAAATTAATACAGTAGCAGGTATTGCAAGTAATATAACTACAGTTGCTAATAATAATAGTAACATAACTACAGTTGCTAATAATAATACAAATATTACTACCGTTGCAGGTATTAGCTCTAATGTTACAAGCGTAGCTAATAACTCATCAAACATAAATACAGTTGCAGCAATCTTTGAAGGTACTGCTACATATACTGTTACCGTTCAAGGTGGTGTATTTTATATTAATACAGGAAGTGGTGCCACAAGTAAACCAGCACTCACACTTGTAAAAGGTTTTACTTATACGTTTGATGTTAGTGATAATACTAATAGTGGACATCCACTTGCATTTAAAGATGCATCAGGAAATGCTTATACTACAGGAGTAACTGTAACTGGTACAGCTGGTCAAGCAGGTGCTAAAGTAGTTTTTGCAGTACCAACTACAGGAACACAGCCAGCTAGATATTATTGTACACAGCATGGTAATAATATGGGTAATACTATTACTACTGAAAATAATGATATTGCAGAAGTACTAACTATTTCAAGTGAGATTACAACAGTAGCTGGTATTTCAAGTAATGTTACAACTGTTGCAGGTATAAGTGCTAA